AAGGTAAGATTGTAGATACAATGATTGCAGCCTCTTTAATTGATGAGAATAGATTATCTTATCGTTTAGATACTTTAGCAAAACATTATGTAGGGATAGGTAAAGATGAAAAGATTTTACAAGAAGCTGCTAAAGATTATGGATTAGATCCTAAAAAAGATATGTGGAGATTGCCAGCGCTTTTTGTTGGACAGTATGCGGAGCGTGATGCGGAAGCAACTTTAAAACTTTGGCAAAGATTAAATGTAGAACTTCATCATCAGGAATTAATGGATGTTTTTAATTTAGAAACAGAACTCTTTCCATGTTTAGTTGATATGAGATTTAAAGGTGTAAGAGTTAATCTTGAAAAAGCTAGCGAAATTAAGAAAAATTTAATGCAACGTGAAGCTAAAATAGTGAGTAAAATCAAAGACTTAACGGGATTGGAAGTAGAAATACATGCAGCTAGATCTATTGCAAAAGCATTTGATAAATTAAAACTTCCTTATGATCGCACAGCTAAATCTAATGAACCTAGTTTTACAAAAAACTTTTTACAAAATCATCCTCATGAATTAGCGAGAGCCATTGCAGACGCAAGAGAAATTAATAAAGCACACACAACTTTTATAGATTCCATTACCAAACATTCTCATAACGGCAGAATACATGCAGACATCAATCAAATAAGATCTGATCAAGGTGGCACGGTGACGGGAAGATTTTCAATGAGCAATCCTAACTTACAACAAATTCCTGCAAGACACCCAGAACTGGGACCTATGATTAGATCTATTTTTATTCCAGAAGAAAAAACTGTTTGGGGATCTTTTGACTACTCACAACAAGAGCCTAGAATTTTAGTACATTATGCAAAACTACAAAATTTAGAAGGAGTTGATGAAATTGTTGACGCATACAATGCAGGAGACGCAGATTTTCACCAAGTTGTTGCAGATATGGCAGGTATCGAACGTAAGCAAGCCAAAACAATTAATCTTGGTTTGATGTATGGTATGGGTAAAAATAAATTAATGTCAGAGTTGGGTTTGATGAAAGAATCCGCAGAAAAATTAATTAGACAATACCATTCTAAAGCACCTTTTGTAAAAAAATTAATGGATAATGTTTCTCGCAAAGCAAATGATAGAGGCAAAATTAGAACTTTAGGTGGAAGAGCCTGTCATTTTGATTTATGGCAGCCAACACAGTTTGGTATATTTAAACCATTACCTTTAGAAATGGCTAGAAAAGAGTATGATGAGCCTTTAAAACGTGCGTTTACGTACAAAGCATTAAACAAACTCATACAAGGATCAGCAGCAGATATGACAAAAAAAAGTATGGTAGCTTTGTATAAAAATGGTATAATACCACACATACAAATTCATGATGAGGTTGATATCTCTGTTGAATCTGCAAAAAAAGCTGAAGAAATAATTGAGATTATGGAATCTGCTGTTAAACTTAAGGTTCCGAATAAAGTCGATTATGAATCAGGCCCAAGTTGGGGTCAAATTAAATAGGAGGAACATGGAACATATTAAAATTTTGTGTCAAAAAACATGGTTAGATTATAATCATTATATTATTGGCGCAGCTATTGGTTTTATATTAGGCGCAATTATATTGTAATGCTTAGTAAAGAACAAAATAGATTATTAAAAAAACATTCTAAACGCCATACTAAAAAACATATGAAGTCAATGGCGCAAGCGATGAAAAAAGGAATTTCCTTTAAAAAATCGCATTCAGCAGCAATAAAAAAAGTAGGAAAATAATTACCTTTTACGCAAGTAAAAATAATTATATTTTAATTTAATTTATATCTTTTACAAGAAGGTATGAAACTACGAAGGAAACTAAAAAATGAATGATAAATTAATCACGGCACTACTGGCTATCCTATTAGCATTAGGTGGATGGAATCTTTCTCAAACTTTTAAACTGTCGAATGAAATGACAGAGGTTAAAGTTAAAGTGGAACAAGTAGAAAAAGCAATAGGTAAAAGTTTAAAAAAGAATAAAAGAAAAAATAAGAAAAAAAAGGCTGAGTAAATGAATATAGCCGAACTATTTAAAAAAAATTTTATCTTTGTCCCTATTATTGTTTCAATAATCGTTGGGGGTTTTACTTCTATCAAGTATGTTTTAAGTTTGACAACAACCATTAATGACAACCAACAAACTCTTATTAATATGGAAAGAGATGTAGGTGTTCTTAAAGAAAGTTTATCAGAAGCCAAGAGTAGACTTGCATCAGCAGAAGCTACATGGAATATGGCAGAAAATTTATATAATGTTTTAGCTAACGAGGTTAGAGAACATGGCTATGATATTAAGGATCTCAATAGAGATATGAATAATTAAGGATTTATGTATGGAGATTCTCAGGATGAACTACAGATTTACAGCAGCAATAATTATAGCTATGTGTTTAATGGTTTTGTTTATGGAGCCGGCTTATCCTAAAAATGAATACTTAGATTTAAGAACCGACAATCATTGTAATAATGGTTACTTCGAAGCTAGTATAGAACAAGAGGATGATCAGTACAGCAGAGACCATTATAGTAACTCTAGCAATTATAAAGACACAGAAGATGACAGGCGAATTACGTTTAGTTATAGACGTTATCTAGGTTCATCTTGTACTAAAGAAAATACCGAACTCCAACAAGAAATAACAGAATTAAGAATGCTAATGGAATTAATGAAGAAGTGTGAAAAAGTTAATCGTAATCCGGGTTATGCTAGTAATCCATCATTTGCTTTATTATACAGAAAATGTGCTGGTATCTTACCAATGACTAAAACAATACAAGATGATGAATTCAGAGCCAAAGGAAATTATTGGGAAGAACTCAAAAAGGGCTATATGAAAGAAAATCCAGGTGATTATATGGGTCCCAAGCTACCTAAAAAAAATAGTTTGAAAATGCCTCCAGAAGACTTTATACTTCCTGAGCCAAAACCAACGGAATAATTATGAAAATATCAGACACCACTGCTGTAAGCATGCCGATGCGTAATTTATTATCTATTTTAGTAGCCGTAGCAGCAGGAGTCTGGGCTTATAGTGAAATTACAACAAGACTTACTTTCTTAGAAACATCAAAACAATTGATGGAACAAGATTTATTAGAAGCAAGTACACAAAAACCTATAGACCAAGAACAGTTCATGATGTTGGAGGATTTGTACAAACAAACAGAAAAGTTAGTGGAACGAGTTGATGGCATGATGCACAACCAAGTGAACATAGAAAGATTAGAAAAAGACATGGGAAAAGCCCAAAGAGATGTTGAAAAATTAAAAGATAATATGCGTACCTTTTCAAATGGAGCACATTAATGACTGAAGTAGTAGTAGCTTTATTAATGTTTCTGAATGGAAACATGATTGAATACACTTACAAAGATTCCATGTCAAAATGTTTAAAAAGTAAGCGTATTGCCATGAGAGAAATTAATCCAGATACTGTTATTATGACTTGTAAAAAAATATCAGCTGAGACAGAAATTTATCAAGGAAGAAAAAAAATACTTAAAGTTTTAGGAAGTGGATAAAAAACATTACAATTTTTTCTTAAAAAAAAACAGAAGAAAACGTAATCCCATAGCGAGGATACTAAATGTCTTTACTCCTAAGACAATACCAGATAAAACAAAGTATGACCGTAAAAAAAACAAGAATGCCTTTTAGTTTTCAAACTGAAATTGTAACAGGGGTATGTGATGCATGCAAACTTAATACAGTTTTAATAGGAATAGATAGTGCGTTTTATAGATGTGTAAGTTGTGGAGAAGATCTAGAACAAAAAGTGAATGGTGTAATTAAATACATCGTAGCTAACAAGAACACTAGATTTAGAAATTCACATGTCAAAGAAAAGTAAATTTGGTACTAACACCTATGTTAAAATAACTAAACCCAAAATAGGTCGCCACAAAAAAAATATGAATAAGTCCGAAAAACTTTCATATAAAAAATATCATCGCCAAGGGCATTAAATGAAAATTTTGTTATCACTCATCATCTGCTCCGCAGTAGCAGGTGAATGTCAACCTCCTTTTAAGAGTAAAATTATGTATGAAGATTGGTCCAGCTGTATGTATGCTGGATATAATGACTCTTTACAACTTCTAGGTGTAATGGGAGATGATTATATTAATACTAATCAAATTTTTATTAAATTTCACTGTAAAGAATTAAAAGAAACTTAGAATGATTCTAAATTGCTTGCCGTAAGTATAGATACTCACGGCAAACAAAAGGTGTGAGAAGAGATCATCAGAATACATCAAAAATTATATACTTGCAATACTTTATTTATTAGTGTAGTTTCCCATAAAGTGAGAAGTAATCAAAGAAATAATATAAACAGAAAGAGGAAAAACAATGGCAGATCCTAGTAAATTTAAGTCTGTAAGTGTTTCTACCCCAACTTATAAAATTTTAGATTTTTTAAGACGCGGTAAAATAACTGATGCAGATTTAACAATTAGTAAAACAATCGAAAGTATTGCAAAGAAAGAAGCTAAAAAACATGGATACAAAAATGGAAAAGCTGACTAAAGTTATTTGTAATAAATGTCATGGAAATGGCTTTTATTCAGTACCTTACAGTCTTGCACACGAAGAGGTGCATGCTCAATGCGATCAATGTAAATCAACCGGAGAAATCGAAGTGATAACTCCAGAAGACTTAAGAGAAAGAGGTGTAATATGAAAGAAGAAGAACTAAAAGAACAACCTTATCGTCCCTTTGGAAAATATTTATTATTCATCGAAGAAAGTATGATTGATGGACAAGGTTTATTTTCTGCGGAAGATTTAATTCCTAAAGGAACTAATTTGGGTGTGTCTCATATAGAAATAGAAAAAGATAAAATGAGTCCCAAAGAAATGATAAGAACACCATTGGGTGGATTTATTAATCATCAACCCTTTGAAAAAATACGTAATGAATCAACTCAAGAGTATGAAGAAGTCTCAGGACCTAATTGTGAAAGAATTAGAAACAAACCTGACGGCGCTAAATGGGAATGGAATCTTATCACGCGTAAAGATATTCAAAAAGGTGAGGAACTTACTTTAAGTTATACTCATCTTTTGTTTGATCCAAGAACGCCCGAATGATTAGTGATAAGGAAGCAGCAGAGTTAGATAAGATGATTGAAAAATTAAAAAAAAAACAAGTCATCGACACCAAAGTGAGTGTGGAAGAGGCGCGTCAAATACTGAACGATAAGTATGGCGTGCCTACAGAGGATCGCGGACCGCTGGATCTTACGCTTCAAATAGAAAAATTAAAAAAAAAAGTAATGGACGTTGAGTGTGAGATGTCTCTAATCAAAGCTGTGGGCATTAATAGCCCAGAGATGAGAGCAGCAAAACAAGAAATAAAAGAACTTAAAAAAGATAATAAAATCTTAGCAGCTGAAATTGGAATGCTTCATGAAAAAGTCTAAGAAAAAAGAACAATGGGATGGTAAGTCTCGAATCTCTAATAACATTTACCGAAAAAATTTTAATGAAATTTTTGGCCAAAAGGAACAAGAAGAACTTAAGGCTTCTTATAAACAATCCTTAGCTAATAAAAAAGAACGAGAAGACAAAGCTATCAATGAAAACTTAAATGGTGAAAACTCAGAAAGGTTTGTGAAGAATGCCAAACAACAAGACAGATCCAAGTGAAGTCCAAAAACTTATTGCTAATATAGACCCTCGTGAAGGCGTTGATCTCTCCACCGTGATTGATTGTGAAGTGGGATCTTATTTTATGTTTAAAACAGGAGGTCCTCATTTTTTTGCGGGATGTAGTAATAAAGAAATCGTTGAAGATATTTATTTACAAAACATATGGCCTTTTATTTTTAGGTATCTACCCAATAATGCCAGTAATATTTTAACCGGGACCATTGCTAAATCAAAGTTAAATTATCCTTCCATTCGACTATATCATAAGAAAGACACCAAAGATTATAATGATTATAGAAATCCTTTAAAAACTAATATGCGTAAACATAAACGAGAAATTGAAGCAACCATGCATCGATTGACAGCGCTGTGTTTTTGTAAGAATGATGACCTTAAACATAAAACGGTGGTGGATCATATTAATGGTAATCGCGTTGACTATCGTGTTGAAAATTTAAGATGGAGTACGGTGCGTGATAATAGTAAAGGCAACGCCGGTCAAAAAACAGATCCCGATGTTGTTTATCGACGTATATCGCAGATGGCCTGGTTTAATGGAGAAGCGGGTAATAATATAAAAACCAACAAAGACATTCATCAAGCCTTTAATAAAAAAAAATTTGATCCCTTAAAACAATTTGAAAAAATTTTAAATGAATCTAATTAAAAACATATTCCTGTTTATAGGTCTAATCATCATCATTCTAGGTTGGATGATCGTTTTACCTATTCTTATGTTGTATGATAAATTTTTTGGTGGATGGAGAAAGGATATAAATGAAAACAATAGAAATTAAATATAAGGAATCCCGTCGACGCGCACGACTTAACTGGGCCCATAGTGAACATGGAAAAAAATTAACAAAAAATTATATGAAAGATTATCGAAGACTACCTCACAACAAAGAGAAAGCCCATGAATATTATGTAAAAAATAAAGCGCATTGGGGAGAGATTACGAAAGCTAAAGAAAGACAAAAAAATAACTGGGGTGGATCACGCGTGGAGAATCAGCTTATCATTGATTTACATGAGGAATGGGCTATAAAGAATGGATATCGATGAAACATAAAACCTCTTACATTTATCCTAAATCTTTACGAGAGACCATCGATGGAAAACGTCACTATGTTTATGGTGATGAGAAATTACCTTCCGTCACAACCATACTGTCCGCGACCCAATCTCCGGAAAAGACTGCTTCGCTGAGTGCGTGGCGTCAACGAGTGGGAGAGGCTGAAGCGACGCGGATCGTGGATACGGCAGGGGCGCGCGGAACGGCGATGCACAAGATTCTAGAAAAATATATTGTTGAAGAAGGTTATTTAGATTTAACAAATGTAGGTAAGGAAGCCCATAACATGGCTACAAAAGTAATTCAGCAGGGCCTGTGCAATGTTTCTGAATATTATGGTGTTGAGTGTAATGTTTTTTATCCAGGGCTATACGCAGGCTCTACGGACCTGGTAGGTGTACATAAAGGGGATGAAGCTATTATCGATTTTAAGCAAACAAATAAACCTAAGAAACGAGAATGGATTGAAGATTATTGTTTGCAAATGGCAGCTTATGCTATGGCACACAATTACAATCATAAAACTTCTATTAATAAAGGTGTCATTATGATGTGTTCTAAAGATAATTTTTATCAAGAATTTGTTATTCAAGGAGAGATAATGAAAAAATATATGCAGCAATGGTTAGAGAAGGTGGGTCAACATAATAATTTAAGTTCAAGTGATCTTCTTGAAATTTGGGATGTATATACAAAAAGAACTAAGCAAGAACAAAAAAACGAATCAGTTGTATCAAAAGAAACTTCCGGCAAAAAGTGGGTGGAAGGTTATAAACAATGGAAGGAAGAAAATAAACTATGAGTATGAGAGTAAGAGATCTACAACAATACCTGGGTAAATTTACTCACGATCAAAAAGGAACAGCTATATCTGATTGTCACATCTACATTGAAACCGAAAGTGGTGCTTTGGAAGAAATTAGAAGAATTGAAATACAAGAAAACAAATTAATAGGCCATGCTGAGCCAGTGAGAATGGTATTTAAATCAGAAGATATTAAACGGTTTAAATCAGCAACCTATAAACAGTCTTAACTCCCTAGAGTTATGCTAGCAATGAGGAGGGATGCGAGAGTTGAACTCCTCATAGGCCTGTGTTGCAGCTTCTTCTTCAGTATAACCTAACTCTAAATAATCTTCGTAAAGTCTTTCTAGAATGTTGTCATTAATAAGGCAACTCATTTTTTCTTTCTCAGTCTAGCAGATCCAGGAATCCTTAACGCAGGTGGGTCTACTTCTTTATTATTAATCATAATTTTAGGACCAAACTTGGACCAGCTATTACTCATCACTTTTAAATCTAAAGCGATAGTCGCCAGCTGAACTGGCGACGCGTTTCTTACTTCTAATTTAAAAGATTTCATGCCACCTTACTTTCTACATCTCTAAACCCATCAAGTTCAGCAGTACAATCTAAACAATGCATCCAAGGACGATCATCATTGTAAGCCATAGTTCTTGTATCTATTAAAGAGACATCTACTTGTTCTTTTTCTGGAGTGTCACCTCTTATGACAGCTTTAAACTTTCCATTCTTTTGCTGTTCATATCTTACATCAAACCAAGCCTCTTGACCTTGGAATGGTGTAGGCACATATTCAATCTTGTCTGACTTACAATATGTACAAACTATTTTTTTTTCTTTATTCATTAGTATTCATACCTTTCTATTAAAGCATTCATTCCAATATCGTGAACACACTCATCAATAAACTTTTGTACATCTGCAGCCATTAACCTACCATTTTTAGCTTCTGATATGCTTCTGAGTCTATCTGCAACGTAGAACAAACATACTCTTTGATCTACGCATTGTTTTTGAAAATCCTTGACAAGATCTATTTTTGTTTTTTTCATATTAATAGGCCAATCTGCAGACAGCATAAATATATTTGTCTTTTTTTAAATCAGCAACTTTTTGTAAATTTTTTCTGATTTCTTCTGCTTTATCTGCATCAGCCACACTTGCTTCTATTGCTGTATAGATTGTGTTGTCTTCATACTCACGCACTCTTATTACCATATTAGATGTTTTCATCTTCTCTCCTTTAAGTTACACAATCAGCGCAGTATCTTTTATCTAAGCTACTACGATAATCATTGGTTATTATTTGTTTACAAGAACGACAATTTGAAAAATAATCATCTTTTGTAGATGTATCTTTTGCCTTATTTTTGTCTTTTTTATTTATTTCTCGTTTTATATTTCTCATATATTCCCACTTTATACTATTAAACAGCCATGTCAAAGTTTAATTTAATTATCTTTTAGAATAATTCTAAAGTAGAATGCAGTTTTATGCGGGTTTTTGAGAGTTGTGCCACTATAAGAGGAATTCTAGGGCAAGTTTTTTTTTTTCTATCCAAAAAAACCTCGTGGCACAGTGGCACAGAGGGTGTTTTTGACCTATAAGTGTTGGTATAGGCGAATAGTAGCTGTTCCACGCCGATTTTTTACCGTGGCACAGGTGGCACAGGTTGTTGGTACTGTTAGCTTATTTAAGCAAGAGGCTATTTCTACCGTGGCACAGTCCATTTTACGCCAATTCTATGTACTCTGCGCGCGGAAGTTTTTTAGTTTTGTTAAAAACTTTTTTGCCTAAAAATCTCCCTTATAGTATAGTGCCATATGCCTAAATCCAGAAAGAAATCTAAATACAGACATGTCATTATTAAAAATAAAAAATATTATTTTTATTCTATAAAGTGGCTAGATATAACGGGAGATTCTGGTCATGCAAATAAAGAAGAGTTTGAAAACTTTAAACCAAGTGTTATGCTTACTCAAGCTTATGTATTTAAAAATGATAGAAAAAACTTATGGACATTTGCCTCTTATGAAGAGAACGATGAGTTATTTTCTGATAGAAATGTTTTTCCTAAAGGCTGTATAGTCAAAATGGAAAAAATAAACCTATGAAAAACCCCACTCTTACCAAGAATATGCCTCATGTTAAATGGAAGGAAATACCACCTGTTAAAGGACCAAATCCTCAAGGACTTACAGTACCTTATGCACAACCTAGACGATGGAAAACAATACTCTCAGTATCAAAGGATAAAAAAGTTTAATTTATTTTTTTTGAAGGTATTAATTCTGGAGTTGATAGTATTTGGTCTGATTCTAATATATCACCATCAATAAGATTCTTATGGTCATCAAGAATTTGTTTCATTCTTAATTCTAATTCTGATTCAGAAAGATTATCTATATTGCCGGATAAAATTAGTTTTTGATCTATATATAATCCACCCGCTTTACCTCTTGCTACTTCCGCATTAGTTGCTGCAGACCAGGCACCTTTTTTTAATGCTTCATCTCTAATTTTTGCAAGTTCTGTTATGTGTCTTTCAAAATTGATACCATACTTTTCTTGCACTTCGGCTCTTAATTCACCGATGTATCTTACAACTAATGGAGATATTTTAGGATTTCTTAATTCACTAGCTGCTTGCCTTGGTCGTGTTTGATAGCCAGCTTCTTTTGCACACTCCGCAGGACTCTTACGGCCTTCATTGTATACTAGTAATTCTGCGAATTTAATTTGTCTTTCTGTTAGTTTTGCTGGTATTCCCATGATTGACTTATATCGGACAATAGCGTACAAGTCAAATCTATGAATATATTAGTAATGATTTTAGCTTTACTTGGTGGGGGTCAAACTGAGAAAAATTTTGATCCAGGTACGTACTTAGTTAAACAATTTGTTAAAGGTGTGTACGATGAAACCCGAGTCCAAACTCTGGCAAAAACTAAAGAAAAATACCACCCAAATATCCTGGAGTAGACTCGAATCTTGGGCATCTTTTGGTATACCCGATCTACTTGGTTATCATGATTCATGCGGTTTTTTTATGTGTGAGCTCAAAATAGCTCATGGCAAAAAAATAAGTTTTTCACCTCATCAAATACTCTTTCACACCACCCATACAAACCGTAATTTTATACTGGTCCAACAAGCCGCGAAGGCCTCCCCGCCTTCCGTAAAACTTTATGGATCATCCGCGATCCACGGCTTACTAGAAGATATTCGAGAAACGCCGGCCCTGGCCACGGACGACTGGCAGCACATGCAAAGAATTTTTTTAGGCTTGCTCGCTAACTAAGCTCGATCGCTTGCTTGCGCCCCGCGGGCCCACCCACCCACGCTTGCTCGCTCGCTCGCTAACTATTTTTTTTTGATTTTTTTTTTTAATGTTTTCCATAACTCACGTTAGGGACGCTTCGCGTCCAGCATTGACGGCAGCTCTTACATTGGCCGCCCTGCTTAGGAGCCGGGCAAGATGCCTCTTGCCCGCTAGTCACGGTCGATGTCCAGGGCCAAAATTTAACTGGGCCCTGATCTACCATATGAGAAGACATACGAATTATTAAATTTTCTGGTACAACCTCTGGTTGAATCTCTTTTAAGAACTGCGCTTCACGGGTCGGCATCCAGTGTTGAGTCTCTGGCGTTAACTTACAAACTTGAAAAATTTTATTTAAATGCTCGAGATCCTGGATATCTCCCGCGTCATGCCATCTAAAAAACTTTTGTCCAATGATTTGCGCAACCATGGCCGCGATCCAGCGCTGGTCCTTCAGGGCTTCGAGTCTTACATATTGCGCTGCCTTAATAGCAGGATATCGGGTATAGTTGCCCTTCAGGGCATAACAGCTGGCGCATACAGAATTTTTAATCTTGCGCAGCTTCGCGCCCGTTTTGCATTCCCAGGCTGGCAGGCTATAACTTAGGCCTGGCATTTTTGAAGTCTTAGTCAGGCTGCCGGTGATTTGTTTTGCTTCTTTTTTTAACATATCATTCTTATATATTCCCATAGTTTAAAAAGTCAAGTACTAATTTTATTTTTTTTTAAGCTTGTGTGCTTCGGGCCCTCCCTCCCTCCGGGCTCGCTCGCTCGCTCGCTAACTGTTTTTTTTTAATTTTTTTTTTTACAACTTGAAGTTGAGCGCCAGTTTAGAATGATTCTAAACTGGCCAAGTTCTTCCCAACAGCAATTGCGCGCATTGCGCCAGTAATAACTTGACCCCGGATCCCCGTCTAGATGTATCTGGTGGTTAGCCTCTCCGCGACACCGGGGATCTGGGCTCAAGTTTTTAATCTAGTAACACCATATATTCTTTAGCAAAGTACTTACGAAAAAAATCTATTCCATTACGTACTACTTGCCATCCATCTTGGTTGTCACTGAAGCCCGGCGTTTGGTTCGTCGCTTTGTCTAGATTCTCCATCTCTAGATTTTTATGTATAGTGTAATCATAAACACAGGCCGCGAAGCACGGCAGGTCAATCGACTCACCGCTGAACGGGTTCGTTCTTTTTACCATTGCTGTCGAATGTGAATTGATCACAAACGGCAGTTTATATTTTTTGTCCTTATATATTATATTTGTCATATGGGATAATCTAACACTATTTCATTGCTTGTCAACTAAATCATTTTTTTATTAGCTTGTGGACTACGGGCCCACCCTCCCATAGGAAAGCGATACAACCTGTGGTTGTATCGCTTATAAGTTGTATATTATTAATTTGACTTTATATATAGTTATGATAAATTCCCATAATGTATAAACAAACAAAAGGAGTGAAAATGAGTA